AGAACGACAGATATTGTTGATGTATCGGGAGTAACAAATATACCTTTGGTTGATGTAAAAAATAATGAAAAATAATAAAAACTGGGAAACTATCCATAATGAAACATCTAAAATGTCTAAATGGATTGCACTATACGAAGCAATTAACATTCTCGCTGATAAGGCTGAAGAAAAGGGAATACCGTTCAAACACCTAGAATTGAAACCACTTGCAATTAAAAAGTATATAAATTCAACTGAAGATATTATATACAAGAAACTGTTAAAAAATGATTATAACATTGATGTATGTTACGATGAAACTAAAGAAGAAACTGCTGATTTTAAAATTAAAAAGTATTAATAGTCACCATATACTGAGTTATCAGAACAAGGACTTTCTTCAAAATAATCAAAGTTGGTTTTAGACACTTCTTCTAACATATCATTGTCGTTATTAGGAGTGTTTCCTTGACCAGCACCAGGACTGTTAGTCTCATAACTATAGTCATATCTCTTAGCTTTAAAGAACCAAACATAGTGACCACCAATAGCATTTAGTTGAAATTCATCAATAACTTCAGTTATCTCATATATAGTTGGTCCTCTTTTTGGGAAATTTAACCTATCACTTCCAAATTCTGATAATTTTAATAAATCTCCCATTTTTGGTTCTGATGATAGCCCATATACATTTGTGAAATTTGTTGGATGAATTACCCCAGTCATATCACTATCAGCAATAACTCCAAATTTTGACAATAGATAGGAATCATTCGTCAAATTTAAAAGAACAATCATGTTTTTACCCGTACCAAAGCCAGCAGTTGGATCTTCCCCATATAGTTGATTAGAAGATGATAGAGTAGTTTGATTTGTATAATAGACAATATCTTGACCAAAAATGTTTATTTGTTCCAACCACCAATTGGAAAAATTTAATCTTTCTTGTAAATTTATTTGTTTATTTAAAAATCTTAAAGATTCCATATTATTTATTTTTATTCATTAGAGTATATTTTTGCGGTGCTACAAAAATAATATAAACTCCAGTTTGTTTTATTGCTTTATGTTTTTCGGTTTCTGTAGGGCAAGCATTGTAAAATTTTATAATGTCCATAGCTTCCCCATTAGTTAATGGGACAACTGTTCCAGATCCACCATTCAAACACTGTGTTACTTTCTTGTGGTGATGTTTATTTTCCGTTTCTGATCTAGCAACTAAGTTTAATCCTTTAGTTCTATTTAAACCAGATCCCACCAAACGACCAATACTCTGATGTTGCTTTTCACCAGAATTTGGACTGGTGAATTTCTTTTCAGTTTTAGTTAATTTAAAAAAATCGCCAAAATTAAGATTCATTAATTATACTTACAAAAAAAGAAACCCCGCACAAGCGAGGTTTCTTTTTTTTATTTTTTTGATGTTAATATTTTATTTAAAATATTCGTCGCCTTTTTTAAGGGAACTTCCCTTAACATCTTGTTTTTTCTTAGTCAATGCATTAACAGCTGGTTTTGTATTATGCTGTTTCATTGGTTTATTCGAACCCTTACCTGTTGATGGAACTTTAGCAGACCCACCCTTTACTTTTGAAAGAGTTCCTTCAACTTTATGACTTTTTGGATTTGTTAATTTTTTGACACCATCAGCTAATGGCTTAAGACCATCTAATGCGTGTGATTCTTTTGTCATGGATTCATATTCTTCCATTCCACCTTCCTCATCATCAGCTTCTTCTTCGCCTTCATATTCGCTTTCATCTTCACCTTCTTCACCTTCTTCTTCACCCTCTTCATCTTCACCTTCTTCACCTAAGGCGGCTTGTAAAACTTCAATTAATTTAGAAGCCAATTCTTTATCTAAAGTTAAAGTAACTTCTTCGCTGGAATCTTCTTCGGAGTCATCAAACTCTTCTAAGTCTTCTTCTTCAGCATCACCATCATCCATTGTATTATCTTCAAATGCATTAGAAGAATCAATTTCGTTTTCATCTTCTGTTGAGAAATCGAAAGTTTCTTCAGAAACAATTTTATTGAACAAAGCATCAAAAGGATTTCGACTTTCTCCTTTAATTGAAGGAGCTTTCTTCAAAGAAGAATCAACATTAGAAGTTAGTTCCTTCGGAGCTTCATCGGGAGATTCCAAATCATCAACATCATCAGGTCCAGATCCTTTAATGAAAGTGCTGGCATTTTTTTCGTTGTCTTTATCACCAAAGGCAGCACCAACTTTTAAGTTGGTTTTAACAGTTCCTTCGTCTGATTCATTAATTATTTGCATGTATGCTTTAGTTAGTGGGTCCATAGTATTTTAAATATTTACTCAAATCAAATTACAAATCTATAAAAATTATTTATTTTTTGGTTTAACTTTATCAGACGTAATTTTTTTACCGGTTTTTTTTGTTGACTTTTTAATCCCTTTGATTATTTCTTCTTTATGTTTTTTACCAAACTTTTTACCAGATTTCTTTTCAATGGATTTTTCAATCGCCCAAGGATTTACTTTCTTTTTAGCTTCTGTGATAGGTTGAATGCCATGTACGAAACTTTCAGTTTTTACATATCCACCCTTTTTGGCATATGTCATATTCGATAATGTATTTTTAGGTTTAATTTCATCGAAATTTTCTGGGTTTTCATTATCACCTATTGGAGATTCTTCCACTTCTTCTTGATCGAAAAAATTACCTAATATATCTCTTTTAAAATCTCCGATTTTTACTTGCATCATTTCTGAATCTTTTTGTTCTAACTTATGATACAAATTAATTAATTTATCTACTGGCATTTGACTACCTTTTCTTTTAATGATCTCTTGTTTTAAAAAATCTAATTTAGCATGTTGTTCTCTATCATCGTTAGAATTTTGCGAAATAGACGAATAAGCATTTTCTAATAACATTTGATCTTTGTTTTTCATTTGTATAATTTACTTACAATTAGACAACATGAGGTTTGATTCTTTTTTTAAATCCAAACATTCAATCAATTCATAATTTGTTTCACCATTAACCCAAACGATATATGATTTTGGAACACTAAACTCTGTGATTTTTTCTAAAATTGTTGCATATAGTGACATTTGTAAACTATATTTGTTAAATTCACAGTTATCTAAATGGTTAAAAGGTTTTAATAACTTTTCACCATATTGGTTATTTTTTTTAATTTCTTTATTTGTTTTATAATCAAAAATTACAAGTTCTTTTGTTTTTTTATTATACGAAAGATTGTCAATAGTTCCACAGATGGAAGAGTCTATATCACCAATTACAAATTCTGATTTAATCAGAATATGATCTTGTTTCCACCAAGTATAAAAATTTATAAAGTTTTTAATTGCTTTTGTTAATTCCATACAATATTCGGTTATTGATGTTTCTGTTAAAAAATTCTTTCGGGTGAAAAAGAACTGTTTTATAGATTCTCTATCTATAGATGTTTGTTTTCTGGCCAAAAAATTTTCCACAAATTTATGGAACTCAGATCCTTTATGACACGAATAATCCCTAGAGAAATCCCATTTTTCTAAAACTTCTTCGACCGTAAATCCATCTCTTCTTGCAACAATCGATGCTATTTTTTTAGATTCAAATGGTTTTTCATATTTTTTAATCAATCCAGAAACTGAATATTTTGCTAAATTTCCAGAAATTTTGTACGTATGATTTTTTTCTAAGAAAAGTATATCAGAAAAAGAATCTTCTAGTTTTATAAAATCGTCTAGTATCATTATTTTCCAAATCCAATTACCTTAGTTTCTTTTTTCTCTTCACCCATTTCAGTCGTTTTAGTTAGATTGTAGATTTCGGCGAGTGACATTTTCTTTGTAATTTTTTCTTCAATTTCTTTATTGGAAAACTTTAAGTGTTTTGCAAGCTTTTTGGCATCTTCAATCGGTAATGCACCAAATTCATAATTTACTTGTAGCCTACCTTTTCTTTTAAGAGCATCATCAATATCATTCTGGGAACAATTATATGTTAAAATGATTGGACATTTCAGAATATCTCCCAAAATTCCGTCAGATAAATTTAAAAGAGACGTGACGGCAGATGAATCATGACTATCACCAAGTCTTTTTGTGATTATTTTTTCCGCATCTTCTAATATAAGAACAGAGTTCTTTTTTTGAAGAAGTGATGAAAGTGTATGTGGATTTGTTGTAAAAGATTCGATCATTGTAGCGGGAATATAGATGAAGTCTTTATCAACCTTTGTTGTTAGATATTTCAAAAATGTACTTTTACCAGTTCCAGGTTTGCCATGAAACATATAAATTCCATTATCATTTTCGTTCATTCGTTTAATGATTTCCCTTTCAATTTCTACGAATTTATTACCATAATTTAATTCAATATCTATATTATCTGGAATATTCATTTTTATTGGCTCAAACACATATTCATCATATCTATTTTTAACAAAAAGATGTATTTTAGAATTTCCCGATATTTCTATAAATTTCTCAAAATCATTTAAAGGCAATCCTTTCACTAATTCATCCGCAGTATATATAAGCATCAGTTCATATGTTTTTTCTGGACCCTCTGTTAAGCGTTCTTGTAGTGTAACATCGCCGACGGTAACTGTATTCCCATCATCATCAGTGTATGTGATATTAAATTCATCGTTTGTTTTAACAATTATCTTAGCAAATATATTTTTATACTTGAAAACAAATGTTCCATTCTTGAAAGAATCTGGAGAAATAATAACATTTTTTAACTTCCCACTACATGTGGAATAAATCAACTCACCATTTTCAACTAGAAAATTCAAAATTTTTGAATTGAATGATTCATTTGCATAAAAGTAACATGGTGGATATTTTGAGTAACAACTGATAAATTGCGGTAGAGGAAATTCATTTCCATTGTCATGATTTTTGTAAAGTTCTGTTAGATCAGTTTTAAACAATTTTTTTGGTGCTATCATGTAACAATACTACTTTAAAAAAGTAAAATGACAAGATTTTTTTCCACTCATGTTATAATAAATTCAATAAATATTATTGTGAAAAAATTAACCAATGTCGAAATTGTAAAAATACATGAAAAATGTTTAAATTTGGTTAAATCTAAACCGGCTGATTTTTTTCAATTGAGAAAAATGAAAGCCTCAGTTGGAATTTGCAATTGGACTGATATTGAGTTAGACTACAGGAGAGATATAATATCAACCGCATATCATGAATGCGTACATTATCTATATCCTGATTATTCCGAATCCATGGTTAGATACATAGAGAGTAGAATTATAAACTGCTGCAACAGCTTGGACATCTCATATTTCTTTAAAACTCTAGCAAATAAACTATACAAATCAGAATTGACCAAACATGTTGTGTCAAAAAAAATAAAAAAATGACTTGTTACGAGAAATAGTCTATGATAGCCTTAAGTAGTAATCTAACCTTTTTATGATATTCGAAGAACAAATTTCACGCAAACCAAATCTTTATCCTTGGACAGAACAATTTATAGAATCTATGCATAATGGATTTTGGACAGACAAAGAATTTTCTTTTAAATCTGATGTTCAACAATTTAAAGTAAACCTAACAGACCAAGAAAAAGAAATTATTGTACGTACATTATCTGCTATTGGTCAGATTGAAGTAGCGGTAAAAACATTTTGGGCGAAATTAGGAGAAAATCTCCCACATCCATCATTACAAGATCTCGGATATGTGATGGCAAACACAGAAGTTATTCATAATAATGCATATGAAAGATTAATCACAACGCTCGGATTAGAACAAGTGTTTGAAGATAATTTAAAACTTGATTGGATTCAGGGTAGAGTTAAATATTTAAAGAAATATACCCATCGTTTCTATAAAGATTCAAAAAAACAATATCTATATGCACTTATTCTTTTCACATTGTTTGTCGAAAATGTTTCACTTTTTTCACAATTTTATGTTATCAATTGGTTTGCTCGTCATAAGAACGTTTTAAAAGACACTGACCAACAAGTTAAATATACTCGAAATGAAGAAAATATACATGCTCTTGTTGGTATTAAAATCATTAACACAATACGTGATGAATATCCCGATCTTTTTGATGATGAATTGGTTCAAAAGGTTGTAAGCGAAGCCAAAGAAGCATGTGATGCAGAGTCCAATATCATCGATTGGATGGTGAATGGAATTAAAGAAGAAGGTCTTAATGCTATAACTTTAAAAGAATTCGTTAAAAATAGAATAAATGAGTCATTGGTTCAAATAGGATTTCCGAAAGCATTTGATGTTAATAAAGAAATATTATCATCTACGATGTGGTTCCAAGAAGAATTATTGGGAAATAACATGACTGATTTTTTTCATTCCAGACCAGTTGAATACTCAAAGAAAAATCAATCATTCTCAGAAGACGATTTATTTTAATTTATGTTAGAGTTTAAAGAAATTAAAACTTCTCAAGAGGCAGTATCTGTTTATAATTCTATCTGCTCGGAAGTAGCTGAATTTAAACAAACTAAAGACAACGAAGAATTAGCGAGATCTTATAATTTTGCTCAACAAGAAATTATTGATGAACTCTCCGATAAGATTAAACATCTAGAAAATCAAATTGATATTAGAGATAAAGTTATTGTAGAGTTAAAAACTATCATTTTTAAAAACAAAAATTGATTGCTATTTTGCTTCAATTTGCTAAAGTATACATACACATTTTATGGAAAAAAATATATATTGGCTTAACAAAGATTCTCGTAAATTTCTAGAAAGAGGATATTTGTTAGAGGGTGAAACGGCAGAGAAAAGAATTCGAGATATCGCAGAAACTGCTGAAAAATACCTTAAGTTAAAAGGATTTGCCGATAAATTTGAAGATTATATGCATAGAGGCTTTTATTCTTTAGCAAGCCCAATTTGGGCCAATTTCGGCCGAACTAGAGGGCTTCCAATTTCTTGCTTCGGATCTTATGTTGGAGATACCATGGAAGCAATCATGAATAAAGTATCGGAAGTTGCCTTGATGACAAAACATGGTGGCGGAACTTCTGCATATTTTGGAGATTTACGAGGTAGGGGAACTCCAATTTCATGTGGCGGTGAATCAACGGGCGCGGTTCATTTCATGGAACTTTATGATAAATTGATGGAAGTAGTTTCACAAGGAAATGTTAGAAGAGGTTCATTCGCAACATATCTCCCAATTGATCACGCCGACATCGAAGAGTTTTTGAAAATTCGCGGGGAAGGTCATTCAATTCAAAACCTTTCTATTGGTGTTTGTGTTTCCGATCAATGGATGAAAAAAATGGTGGATGGGGACAAAGAAGCTCGTAGAATTTGGGGACTTGTTATTAAGAAAAGATTTGAATCGGGATATCCCTATATTTTCTTTAGTGATAATGCAAACAATCAAGCACCGCAAGTTTATAAAGATAAAAAATTAAAAATCAACAATTCAAATCTTTGTTCTGAAATTATGCTTCCAAATTCAGATGATGAATCTTTTGTTTGTGATTTATCATCCATGAATCTTGAGCGTTGGGAAGAATGGAAAGATACGGATGCGGTAGAGACAATAATTTACTTTTTGGACGCCGTAATGTCTGAGTTCATTGATAAGACTGATGGAATGAAATTTATGGAAGCACCGAGAAAGTTTGCAATAAATCATCGTGCATTGGGACTTGGTGTTTTGGGATGGCATTCATTATTACAAGAAAAAATGATTGGATTTGAATCAATGGAAGCAAAGATGTTAAACAATCTAATATGGCGTTTCATTAGAGAAAAATCGGATTTTGCTTCACAAGAAATGGCAAAACTATTTGGTGAACCAGAACTGTTAAAAGGTTATAATAGACGTAATACAACAACTCTTGCGGTTGCTCCTACAACGTCATCTAGTTTCATTTTGGGACAGGTGTCTCCTAGTATTGAGCCTCTCAATAGCAATTACTTCGTTAAAGATTTAGCAAAGGGAAAATTTACTTTCAAAAATCCTTATCTTAAAAAACTTTTAAAAGAAAAAGGAAAAGATGATGATGATACTTGGAAGTCTATTTTGGTTAAGGGTGGATCCGTTCAACATTTGGAATTTCTTTCTGATAACGAAAAAGATGTATTTAAAACCTTCGGTGAAATTTCACAAAAAGAAATCATTATTCAAGCATCACAAAGACAGAAGTATATCGATCAAGGTCAATCGCTTAACCTTATGATTCCACCAAACACTAAACCAAAGGAAGTAAATGAACTTATGATTTTTGCATGGGAGCAAGGAATTAAATCTTTATATTATCAACGTAGTGCAAATCCAGCACAAGAATTAGCAAGATCAATTCTTTCTTGCAAATCATGTGAATCATAATTGTAAATAATTATATATGAAATCGAAGGATCAAATTATCTTAGAACAAGTATACAGCGACATTTATAAAAAAAATAAAACTATTAAAGAAGGAATGCAAGAAACTCACAGAGTTCCATTTAACGAAAGTTTAGATGGTGATGTTACTGACGTTTATGCTTTTTTTGAAATTCCTGCTACAAGTTTTCCACCAGAAGTTTTAGAAAAATATACTAAGGCATATCCAGAATGGAATTTTGGGGGAGGTGGAGATGAGTATGTTTTGTTAGAAGATGTTAGATATAGCGTAAATTTATCTGATGAGTCAGACGAATATTCATATTATAATGGCCCAAGTCTTTCAGTTGGACGAGATGTAAGTACCGGTGGTGAAGTTGTTCAGTGGCAATTTTCAAATGAGACTGATGAAAATGTGTTTAAAGCAAATAATCCAGAAACTCAAAATGCAATGGATTCAATGATATTGGATTATGTTGTCAAAGATTTAGATTCTAATAAAATACGAGAAATTGTTAGAAGTAAGCAAAGTGATTGGTCACCTTAAATATTATTTTTATTGATTTTTTATAAAAAAATATTATAATATTTGTAATATGAACAAATCTTTATATTACAAAGACGTATATTTAATTCCAAAGTATTCAACGTTAGAATCAAGAAGTTATTCTGATACTTCTATTGTTTTTGGAAATAGGAAATTTAATTTACCGATAATTCCTTCAAATATGAAGTCGGTAATTGATGAAAAATGGTCAAGATGGCTATCTCAAAACGATTACTTTTATGTGATGCATAGGTTTCATGACGCAACTTTCCCATTTGTTAAACTCGCAAATTCTGAAGACTGGAAAACAATATCAATCAGTGTTGGTATTAATTCTGATAGCAGAAAAGAACTCGTTAAATGTAGTTCTGAAAATCTAAGAATTGATTTTATAACAATAGATGTTGCACATGGACATCATAAAAAAGTTCAAAATATGATTTCTTACATCAAGGAATTGTATCCTGATTGTTTTTTAATTGTCGGTAATACAGCAACCCCCCAAGCAACAATTGACATTGAATCTTGGGGAGCAGATGCAACAAAATGTTGCATTGGTAGCGGAATGGCATGTTCAACTAAATTAAAAACTGGGTTTCATGTTCCACCATTTTCATGTGTTTTGGAATGTTCTAATGTTGCAAAGAAACCATTAATTGCTGATGGTGGAGTTGAACATTATGGCGATATTGCAAAGGCATTAGTTGCAGGAGCAACGATGGTAATGTGTGGTGGTTTATTCGCATCATGTGTTGATTCTCCTGCTCCACACATCAATGGTAAAAAAATATATTTTGGCAATGCATCGGAAAGAGCAAAGGGACAAAATAAACACGTTGAAGGATTTGAATTAAATCTATCACCTGATGTGACGTTAAAGGAGAAACTAAAGGATATAAAAGAAGCGTTGCAAAGCTCTATCAGCTATGCTGGTGGAAATGATTTGGGGTGTTTTTCAACAGTTGAATATATTACAGTTTAATACATTCAATATCATAAAAGTTAAATATCTCAAGAG